GACTCACGTACCCATAGGTACTGCCGGGACAGTTTAATAACATGTCGTGGTTATTAATTATATACATTTAAATAAGTATGTACACTTAATATATATATATACAAAGGATCGGTTCAACACTTACATGTCAAACCCATAATCCATACTCAAGATCTTGCCAAATCCTGAGTGATTTATACCAACCCCTATCTTGAGGTTATGAATAATTTCAACCATCTCGGCTATCTCATAATCCTCAAAATCATACCGTAACTTAAGTTCAGCTGTTGGTACCGGTGGGAAATCGGTGCCTGCATTGGTTACTGGCTTATACTCATCTGGTACTTTAACTTCTACAGTACCAAATGGAAAGCGTTGTCTAAAAGCATCTAATATAACATTACCTGGTTCATTTTTATGTCCATTTATAATGGCTCCAAGGAACTGATCCACTAACCAAGCTTTATTATTATTAAAATGCTCATAAAATTCCTTATTTGACATTTTTGGAAAGTGTTCTGGTAATAGATTACCGTAAACACTACCGAAATTCTTAATATACTTCCCCAAACACCCACAAACATACACTTGTGAGTCAACGATATATGGGAAGTATTTTAGAAATGTCATTTTCTGGAAATTCGGGCGTATCTCACGCTTAACAACATAACCAACCGCTTCAAAAGCTTTGTCCCATGCTATACGTACTCCAGGCTGCTGGCAACCAACCAAAAACGCAGTAAATACACCAACGGTGTTCTTACTGGTTGTATCAGTGGTACCACTCCCGGACATTATGTCACCACCTAATTGGAGATACTCATCTCTATTATGTGGATTAACTAACGTCACTGGTGTTGTGTGTGATTTAATAAACTTCAATGCCATATCTAAAGACACGAACATACGTAATATTAAGAAGGTCATTAAGAATGCACCAACATGGTGAGATGAATCATATGCTGAAACATCATCCTCCTCATAAACACAAACACCCGCCTCGAACGAAGTACACATTATATCATCACCACTTGATGTTGAGAAACTATGATCACCATACAACCCATTACCAACATCATAATGTCGCTGATAACAAGCTTGAAGTTTCTTAACATCACCATAGATATACAATTGATGATCACGTTGATAATACCTTGCAGAACACAGGTTCGACAATGTATTAAACCAGCTAGTATACTGACCATCAATTTTAGTGCCTTCACTGGAATACAAACCATCCATGGATGTTTTCACGAGACTAAACACCCAAGGGACATACAAGCACATACTAGTGTATGACACAAAAAGCCGCGCAAAAGCCTTCCACTTTGCGCCCTCATCTTTGAGCTTTGCTTGTGTCTTAACGTTTGTTGGGTCTAATTTGGTCATATCCGTATAGATTTTGATTAGACTCATACGCTCAGCACGTTTCGCGTGTGGTTGCTGTGCATACCAAACACGAAACTCCTCTGGATCTGTGTAAGCTTTAATCATATTGTCTAACCATGATACGTTAATGAAATACAATTCATTATATAATCCACGTAGGAATTTAACCATAGGCTCAACCGCACCACTAGCTATTTCGACATCTAAGATTGAGAGCTGATTAGGTGCACTAGGTGGATCACCCGCGGTCTCTAGATATTGTCCCAACTCACAAACTCCGCTGTTATATTTACAATATACAGCCTCATAGAATTCATATTGAAGATAGCGTAATTTAGCTGCGTACAGCTGACTAGCCTCAATATCTACAATTCCATCTGTTTTAATAGTTTTAGGACATTTCATGTACCGTTTTAGTGCACTGGGTATATTATATGGGTGGTTAGATAGATACTGAACTCTATACCTACCTGACAACACCATATAAGTAGTGTGGAAGAAACCAACCCGTTTCTCTAAAATTGTATGAAACAATTTTAAATCCACATCAAACCCTCTGCTCTTGACCACAGTTCTTATTGTATCATCAACGTACTCATTTATATCTCCAGCAAAATAAGTACCGTGTGATGTATATGGATCAAATCGCCACACTTGATAATTGCGATATTGATCATTCATGAGTAATATATTAACCGGCTGGCTAAAAGTATTACCTTTGAACGCAAGTGGTCCTTTCTCGTATGTCTTAGCTATTTGTGCGTTCCGTTTATCACAAATAGTGTCATACAGGAATTGCCAGCGCATTAATCTGAAATACTTAATAGTATTTGCCAATATAGTCGCATCCACTGTTGGGTACGACTCTAATGCGATCTTAATCATAAGACGTTGATTGTCAACTGAATCATTCGCTGCAATCAACCGTGACAACTCTCTATCAATCAAAGGCCGAAAGATTAGTAGGGACTCTTCCTCAAAAACCTGTCGAACATTATCAATCTCAAATGTACTGGCTGGTATTATGACCCTCATAAAGGCCCCACGCGCAATACACATCGTTTGACAATCCATGTTCATTATATATGAACCCGTCAACATTTTCTTCATCCCAATTAATTCGAAACCATCATCAGTGATGTGGTCGAATAATTCCCCTAACTTAGTTTCAGCCTTACCCAAACCATGAACAAGTCTAACTTGCCCTTTTGAACTATAGCCATAAGTTTCGGTCATAACAATTAACTCGAAATCAAGGTTTATTGGAACTTCGACAGCCTTAGCCATCTCCTCAACCTTTTTC